GGCGCATTCCCCGGTAACCAACCGGTACTGTGGAACCACAAGTGAAAGTCACTTAATAGTGGCTGTAACTCCAACAGCATGCTCCGCTCTCATTTAAGAGAAATTCCCCCTTAGGGGTACCCATGCGGATGTATAGGCAGTTTAGCAGACACCAGTGTTACAGCTGGTTTCTGTTCTTCCGATCAGGATCTCTGACATAATATCAGGTTACCCTTTAATTATTAAGACGTAACGCCTTGGTATTGTTGTAATTTTATTTTCTTTTGATCGTTTCTAACCTTCTTTTTATTAAGTTATAACAGGTTTAAATTATAACCTTGTAGCTAAGTATTAGGATCGTGAGAAGAGATCTTACGACGAGTAAAATTACGTCGTAGTTCTTCATGAATACTATTGATAGTTTTTGTGACAACTACTGAGTCTCAAGAGATGCGCGTTCGGCCGTCGGGAAGACGGATGTCTATCCAACGTCTAAGCGCAGGGTTGAGAGGAGAGGATTTAAATTCTATCCAAAGAAGTCTTACGACCGCTTTGTGATAATCTTTAAAGATTTTTGTTTTGTTGGCACTTGTTATCCCATCCCTAAGACTGATATCAGAACGTACTCTAGTAACGAGATAATCGAGACAATTCCTAAGCTCTGCGAAAGCAGGGTGTTTAGAAACAATCTCGTCGTTACCAAGAATTGTACTATTACGAAATCTGTATGATCAATTTTCGATCAGACTGTCTTTTGAAATGTTCCCCGTGTAGCACCTTGAAGGCCAGTAACCTTGACTAATAGCAAAAATATTTTCTTGTATATTTATGCTTTCATCTTGGAAAACTGTCTTCCTGCCTGCTGTCTTATCTCGGTTATCGAGATAAGCGTCTACATAGTCTGGAAGTAAAGTGTAAATACTTGCTAGACGTACATCAGTTTCCTTTAAATACTCTGAAGAAACCCAGCGAAGGAGCAATAAAGCTCGTTCGCGATGGTGATTAGGGTAAACATTACATAACTGAAGATGTATATAGGCGAAAAGTAGGAGACGTACTCCAACTGTACCTTTATACAGTTGCTGTATGCTGTGCTTGTGTTCGGCGACAGAAATATTTTCATTCACAAGGAACTTGTTAATGTAATATTCCATCAGAGAGCACGCACCCATAAAATCTTTAGGAGACTTCAAAAAGTTAATAGGAATAGGAGATTTATCAACACCATTAATGAATTGTTTCTTTGCAAATTCAATGCAAGGAGGACATCCATAGGTGGGATATAAACTCTTTTGTAAACTGATAGAAACACCTAGAAGTCGTATACTCATTAAATAATGATGAGTGACGGTATCAGGTAGTTGAGCATCAGGGGTTAGTTTAGGATTATAGTTAGGATCAACAAAGATGACATCATCACCAAGAACCAAATAATCTGATCCGCGAAGACCAGATTTCACAATTGCACTTTGCAGTACAATGTGATGGCACATGGCGAAGACAGCTCAAGAGGTTAAAGTACCTATTGGCGTTCTCTTTGCGTAACTAACTAATGTACCGTTAAAACTAAACTCTCGTTTTAACAGTTGGACCCATTGACTACCTAAGCCTTCCTTAATCCAATTAAGCACATAAGCTTGATAAGAAATAGGAAAGCGATCAGTAGCAGCGGATAAGTCTATACAAACAAAATGACAAGTATCTCTATATTTATCTTTTATAAGATTAATAAAAGAGAGATATTTAGTCTGATTGTGAGTACAGTCTTGTTCGATTTTACCAAGTTCATCCATGATTTGTCGTTCTAAGGGAGATAATACACTCTGTGTATAAATATCCGCTAGGGCAACAATACGGTGTTTAACCGCACGTTCATGAATGACCGCAATACGTCCAATAATTCCGTTATTAGCTTTTCGTTTCCAATGAAGAATTTTATCACCTATTCTGTAAGGATTGGGAAAGTATGCCTTTAAGACATCTAAAATCCCAGTATTCTTACGAGAACGTGAGATGAAGAATTCAGTTTTCTTCTTTCTCGTAGTACACACTTTATTAAGTTGGTTAGGGCAACCTAACTTACTTAAAGGTATAGGACTGTAAAGACCGCCAAAACCCCTAGGGGAGTTGGATGAGATTACACTCTTAACCCATTTAGAAGTACAATTCAAAGAATAAACTATTGGAGGATTAACTAGTTTAGCGAAACTAAGGATATCCTTCCATTTTCCACTACGCTGACACGCGACCCAGTCGGGGATTCAACTTAAGGCCTGATAACAAATCGGACCACGTTTTATCCTTACTGGACGTATGACAGGTATGGTTTCAGAAAAGTCAGATGTAAGCTTTCTCTTTATGTAATTATAATTACCAGAGAACTTATGGCGGAGGCGAAATAATATTTTTGTAATATTTGGACGCTTACGTAACTGAATTGCCTGTAAATCAGAAGATGCGAGATCTATATAGAACTCATCATCTATTTCCTGTGGATCGGTGATAGTAGAAATATCTGCTAACCCTATGTCGGCTGGCCAACTCTCAAAGCATGTAAAAAGACAGATACCTTTACTTATACAAGTAAAGTGCTCATAACCTTTAAATGCTTTATCCCCTATTAGAGTGGATACGAGAGGATGGACATAATAATAATTTCTCTCAACATTTCGCTTTACAAGGCGACGATGTCTTATTGAGAAATAATCGGGTATAATATCCAAGAAATCATGATAATTTCTTCGACATATTATGGTATATGAAAGCTTGACAGCTTTATATTCCTTTGCCCTAAATGTCCCTCAGCCAGTAAACTTAATCAATTTCAGTATACGGTAGTAAGCCTTATTAATGTTGTCGCGTTCCCAAGCGGAACAAAGACTAGTTAATAAGCGTACCTTTTTATATACACTGATATGATAAGATGACATTGGTGGACATGGTTTTTGAAGTTTGACACTGTAAGAGCGAAAGCTCGGAGTGCCAAAGCAAGAAGCCTTGGTTGTTTTAATTTGAGTTTTGTGTCCTACGGTCAGGCTAGAAATTGAACTAAGTTCGTCATCTAACTGTAACTTGGTAGGAGGTAAAATAGGCGTGCGATCTCGAGGAGTATGAATTAAATTCATAGTTCCAGACTTGTCCCTAAGGGGTCTAATCGCATAGCGGTTGCCTTCTAAGACATCCAGTGATCCTGAGAATTCAAAATCGACATTATAATAAACGTCTTTCTCGAATTCTTTAAGAATCGATTGAAAATCTAGCTCGAACAAATATGGGTTGTGTAAGTTACCACATACTTGAACTGGCCCCTTTCTTCAGACTTTAACATGTCCTCAGAGAATTATAGTCTCTAAAGAGTATAACTCTCGGGTCGTGGGTGTATCTTTTCCATATATAGTATCCACGGAACTAATATCCGTAGAAATGATAAATGTGAATTTGAACGAATGTTTAATGTCACCTTCAAAGACTTTGGTCACTCTCACTCGGTAAATACCGTGGTGATAGTTATTACCTATTTCTTCTAGGTGGTCTACTAAATCTTGATAATCAAGAGTAGATTGCATTACTACAAGGTCTGTAGTATCTAGTCTATTATCATCCAAATATTCAACTATAAAAGTTTTGAAATCTTTTGGAGATAATTGCCAGTTAAACGAGTCCGGTCCAAAAATAGCTTTATGAGGTTCACCCTTATAAGGTTTCCTGTACTGGTTGATCAGGTTAACACCTGAGAACTCAGCGGTATCTAACAAAATGAAGCCCCATA